CCTGATGCTGGCGTGGCTGGGATAGCCTGCGATGGATAAACAGCTCCCTTCGGCATCAAGGCGGCGTCGCTAGTTGTGTCGCCATAGTAGCCGTCATCGCAGAGCATAAAAGTTCCTGCGTCAATCCGTCCAGTGGCTTTAAGGTTAACTCCTGCGGTTATGTTAGAACTAAAAAAATGACCTTGTTCAAAATCGTCCCATGTAATTGTCCCCGAATTAGTCCCGCCCGTGAATTCCAAAGCAACGTCTATATCTGCTCCAGAGCCTGATTGTGATGTGCGGAGTCTGTCGGCTCCTGCTGAGTCTTCCATTAGGACGATTCCGTAGGTGTTGGCTGCCCTAAGAGATAGCTCTAATCCTTGAGATTCAAACCTGTGTGCCTTTATAGTAAGGGATGCGTTAATTTCTTCTCCGTAGATTGTCTTAAACCGCTTTACACTACTCCCATCATACCCAATATAGTGAGTTCCCGAACCATTATTTGTCAAATGCCCCGCTGTCTCAAATGTACCTGCTGAGTCGATGGAGGCTACCTTTGCTGTGGTGTTCCAGAAGGCGTGTTGTTTGGTGTTGCCACGGAGTTGGAACATATTGTCAGACGTGGATGAGAACGGCCTAAATACCTTACCATACACTTCATTTTTAATCGACAGGTTTCCTGCTGCCGTCAGATTCATTCGCAACAGACCCGCTTCGTTCTTCCACTCCTGAATATTCCCCGCCGTACTCCCACTCGGCAACCCCACAACTACAGGCTCATTGCCACATGACGAGTATTTCAAAGCGTTTACTGTACCTGATGTTGGTGTTGTGGATGAGCATCCTACTGTTAGTGAGTTGGATTTTACGTAGAGAAGAACGTCCAGAGAGTTAAGGGTGGCATCGTCTCCTGGGAGGATACCCTTACCTGCCCATCCCATACACAACGATGGAACAAGGAGCATGAGTACAATTAACCACTTTATATTTTTCACTATTACCGCCTTAAAATAAACAAATACCTATCAACACATTCATTACATATCTTCATTCAGAAAACTCTTCCAACCATCAAGTCTTTTGGCTTTTTCTTTAGCCGTCTCTTGTTTCCACCTACTACCATGCTCTTTTTCATGACATGCCCTACAGAGAGTATCCAGGTTATTTATATCCCAGAACTCCCCACCCTCCTTAACAGGTATAATATGGTGAACCGTATTGGCCGGCTTTTTACAATCTGAACAAAGCGGTGATTGTCTGAGCTTTTCAGCCCTTAGCTTCTTCCATCTGGAAGTACCGTAATTCTTGTCCCTCGTCTTCTTGGTGTCTTTCTTAATCTTGCGCTCAACGAAATGCTCTTCACACTTGGACTTACCTTGCAAAGCAATATGGTTACATCCTGGGTGGCAGCACACTGAGCGAATCATTATGACACCTTTGGAAATCGAGTCTTAATCTCAAGGACCTTAGCTCTCCACTCGGTATAGTCTGGCTCAACACCATCATATGCCGCCTCATTGTCAGCAATCAGCTTAAGATAATCAGACTCTCCTGAGTATGCCCGCTTCCGCAAAGCCGAATACGATGGCAACACAGGGTTCTTCTTTCCAATGACAAGCTTTTCATCCTGGATAGTGGCGCATCTGTTTGCGATTAACTCATTAAAGCTCATGCCATTGAGCATCTCTTTATCCCATTCGATATTAACCCATTCGTCCTTGTTCACATCTTCGTGATCGCGCGGGCGATGATCGATTATAACACCATCATTATTTAATTTTACAGCCCTGGTCCTCATAATATTTCCTTCCAATTAAATGTAATAGCCATTAACATATCCATACGAGGTATCAATAACGTAATAGTGCTTAACTATAACAATACAGTCATTTGACAGCACGCCAGTTAGGGTGGCTCGCAAGAGGGCGATAGCAGCACCGCCATCTGCAAGCATCCCTTCTTGTCCGACATAAACCCCTAATATAGAGAGGGAGCTGTAAGAAGAAAGATAAACCTGAATCTTGGCAGCAGAAGCACCCTTCCTGACACCATCATCACTTACATCGACATTAGTGTTGGATGTACTGGAAGCAGAAGGCCAGTCTCCTATACTGTTTTTTGCAACCTTCACATACCGACCCATGCCAACACTTCCACCAACCTGTTGCCAGTCTGTTCCATCGTGCATGAACTCCAATGTGTCACCAGCTATCAATGGTATGGTCATCCCAGTCTTGGTTAACCCACCATCAACGGTAGTATATGCTTCGGTAGCCATAATATTAATTACTTGCCCCTCCACACCATCATCAAAATCTGTGACCGTGGTGGCGGAGGTATTTACAAACTTAAAGGAGTTCCCATCTTTCACCGATGGCGTAGTGTCGTTCAACGATAGCGATTGGATATCTGTAACATCAATGGCACTATCGTTAGTACCATCATACAGGAACATTGTTTTCGTGGTAGTGTTGTACCATATTTCTCCAGCAGCTACTCCAGCGGGCCTTGACGTTCCCGAAGGAATGTTTGCAACTATTTGAGTATCAGTAACGCCATTCCACTTATACCAGATACCAGTAGACGAATTATACCAGATACCACCAGGCTCTAAGTAAGAAGGCCTGGCAGTACCAGCGTGACTATTCATGGATGAACGATGAGCATTCTTGCTATTGTCCATAGTGGTTCCACCAGGAGCAACTCCACCAGTATATATTTCCCACGATCTATGTGTCATAATTTAATCCCTTAAATGTAATATCCTAGAATACGACCAATGGAAGTTGATACAGCCACCCAGTGTTTCACATATATTACTGCCGAGCTATTAAGAGGTGCGAGTGCATCGCTTATAACTGACGAAGATGCAGTATCCCTAAAAGCATCTCGACCGTCAGCACCAGCTGCAGACGTTGCGAAGGCGACTAATTTATCTCCCCCCCCGGATTTGTCCATTCTAACACTTATTAATGCGTTCGTTGCGCCTTTTCTGACACTTTCACCAGTTAAATCTACTGCAGTATATGAAGTAGTGGATGCTGTAATCCAAGTAGCTATGGAGGACACGGCTAGTCTGACAAATTGCCCCATGCCAACATTACCTGCTATCTGCTTCCAAGCTGTTCCATTGTGAACAAACTCAAGCCTGTCACCAGCTATTAGCGGTATAGTCTTTCCGGTCTTGGTTAGCCCACTGCCAATAGTAGTATACGAAGTAGTTATTAGTAGTATAAGCTTATCGCCCTTCACTCCATCGTCAAATGTGGTAACGGTAGTTGCTGAAGTATTAACTTCTTCAAAACTTCCTCCACCTTCTACAGAGGGAGTAGTATCGTTTAATGGAAGACTTTTACTGCCGTATCTCGCAATAACAATATCATTGGTTCCATCATAAAAGTAAAGTATCTTATCAGTAGATTGATACCAGAGACTATCGGAGTCAAGCCCACTCGGTCTTGTTGCTCCTGATGGGAGTGCTCCAGCGAGCTCTTTGTCGGTAGACCCATCATATTTATACCACTTGCCATCGCTGGTTTTAAACCAAATACCACCAGCCTCCAGGTAGGAAGGCCTGCTTGTACCAGCATGCATGTTCATAGCAGCTCTATGTGCGTCTCTTGAATTAGGTATCGTTGTCCCACCAGGGGCCACAACACCTGTATATATTTCCCAACTCTGATTAGAGATAAGTCCTCACCCATTCTTTCTTATATTTCATATTACCATATCATAGCATTACAGTACAGCTTATAACTGTTTATTAATAACCTTTAACCAGCCAACTAATTACTCCCGACTTACCGGTTCCAGTAGAGTCAAGAATCTGAACGGTAAACCCAGTTTCAGAAGATGACGAAACAACAACCGTATCGCCCGACAAAGCATTTACCTGTGTAACCTGTGGCGACTGTGATTCTTGGAATGCTGTGTCGAACACGATAGCAGTTCCACTAGATGAAATAGACACAGTATTGGCAGAAGCCACTCTGTCTTCCATATCAAGTGACCATACGAAGGTTGCGATGTATCCTGTGATACCTTCATTGCAATCCATTTGTAGTCTAACCTCAAAATATCTGCCATGGTACGATGCATTTATGAGGTTCTGCCAGCTACCCCAGGCCGATGCTCCATCTGCTTTGGTTCTTATCTGGGGTTGTACTCTGACCTTGGCTGTTGCTCCTGAGAACAAATCATCCATAAGCAGTAGATCGTCTTCCAGCAACAAGTTTGTTAGTCCATCAGACCCAAAGAATTCAAGATCTGTAACAGTTCCAATTACCCAATCGTCGTGACCAAGATCAAGGATATTACTTGGGTGCGTTGTATATGTTCCGGTAAGCATTCCAGAAGGATATGTATCCTCCGGATCAGATATCCCACTCCACACTTTAGCTATATAGGTACTATCGACACCAGCCCCACGACCAATCTGCATGTTGTGGATATAAGCATTCGACTGCTGTGGGTCGCATGACAAGTGAAGCATCTGGTCAGATCCTGATGTTGATGTGTATGCTGTTCCTGTACCTTTAAGAACACCATCCACATATAGTTCACTTTCGCCAGTCTCTATTTTGAGTATCCACATTATTTCAACATCACCAGTATTGGCTATGTCAACAGATAGATCCCCAGTAGAGAGCTTGAACACTATTTCATAATTACTATTCCTTGAGTTTATATCAACATCCATAAGGTGGAGTCCAGGATATTTTCCATATCCCTTCATAGACATTTTGTTTGTTGTTGTGGCTCCTGAATAAACATCCATATTGAACTTGCCGGACATTACAAGATAGTCGCCATCTTCATCATTGAAGTTGTACCCAACCTTAGCGTCGAAACCTTCAGCCGGTGTAACTGGAATCTTTATCTTATCAGTGTCAAGAGAATGCGTACCGGACAATTCCCATGTCCCTGCTTCTGGCAATTGCTCAGTATCGCCAAACCAGTTCCTTGCCAGGATGTCAAGGTTGTGATAGCAACTACCAGCATATTGTCCAGTGCCATCTTCGGTAACTTCATGGACTATGTTAATAATGGAATTGATTCCATCTACAGCTACTGAAGCTGCGTTGATAGACTCTGCTCCACCAATTATGGTCCTTGCCTTAACGAGAAAGGTTCCGTCCTGAGCAGGGAAATATTCATACCCAGTTTGAATAGATATAATACTGCCACCCTCCCAGGCTGTTTTTCTTATCTCATATTCCACTCCTCGAGTATCTGTTACTGGGCTCCACGTAAGCACTACCTTCCCGTTTTTATATGATGACTGTAGGTTGGTGACATCTGCAGGAGGAGATTCTGTGAATGATAATTCTTCATTAACTAGTGTGGCCCATTCGGAAACAAAAGCTCCAACCATAGTTCGAACTCTGAATGAGTACATCCCTGCAGGCGTGTTCTCGATATTGAAAACAGTCCTGGAAGTATTCGCAACAAATTCCCACACGCTGGAGTCGGGCCTCAACATCTGAACGGTAAAAGAGTCTGGGACAGTATCGATGGGATACATCCATGCTAAAGACAAGCCTAGTTTAAGTGTTCCTGAATCATCCTTGTAGAGATACTCTCCTGCAGTGAGATTCCTTGGCGGGTTAATTGATTGAGTAGTTTCGCCAGGTGGGACGTATGGTGGTATCGTACCCTGGTCTGCTTGGTATATCAGACTGGAATACGGTATACATGTTATCTCGGCTTCCTTACCTGCCATTGGATGAATCTTCGTGACGATTGCATCTATATGCCCTAACGATTCCTCAAAAACGGCACAGAGGTCATCCTTGTTAATATCAGCAGGCATAGAAGACACATTAAATGTACTGGTCAATCCAACTTGCCCAGGCACAACGTCAACATCAACAACCACTCCTTGCTCGCTTCGGTGGGTGAGAATATAATCTGTTCCAGATTCGAGCTCTACTTCTTCATATAACTGAATCCAATCGACACCAAATGATTTCACTCTTGAACTCGCCAATCCAAGATTCGCTGTGTCGTGCTGAATGACTATCCTATCGCCTCTGGTACATGCTATATATTCAATATCAGCCAGGAATTTCCATGACTCAACTTGGTATTCGCCTGCTGCCAGATAATATCTCCCAAGCTTCCATACGTGATCCCGGTCAGTAACACCAAAGAATTGCATTTTCTCAAAGATAGATGCAGCAGTATTTCCACCAAAGCCATTCTTATCGTAGCCATCAGCATACACAATACGTTCTCTTTGTTGCCAGTTGTCACCTCTATCGAAGAAGTTACACTTCAATGCATGTGGATGCTCAACGAAGTATACTTCACCCTGGAATGATCTTACGTTTTCAGAAGCAAAGAATTGCCACTCACCAGCCTGTGGCTCATCAATAACAACACTATGCAATCCATCTGGGATAGCATATGTAGCCCTGCCTGATGTTGTGATGGCTTGCATTCTTCTGGATAATATATCGAAACTATCCAGGACCGCATTGAACTCGAAACCGCTATTGCCACAAAACGTATGCCAAGATGCAAGCTTTACGAGATCTATCTTACTGTCAGGGACGGGACTCGCGTTGAATTCTCCCTGGAGTAAATACCTATAAGCATCAGCGGGATTTTCATGTCCCGATGCAGCTATGCAATTAAACGTATTAATATCCCCGTTGAGCTGGTCTGTTGCCTTGATCCGCAATTCAACTCTTGTAAGTGTGTATGGGACTTGTATCGGGGAATCTGATGTTGAGATATCTCTGAATGCAGTCCACGATACCTCATCCATAGTAAAGCCGTTGCCCTGGATAGCAAGTGGTGGATACAGTTGTCTTACCCTGACATCCCACTGGTCACTAGATGCAAGGGATACTCTCATTGATTTTCTGATAGCAGAAGAATCCCTTTCGGAAATTCTCCATCCGTCTTGCATTACAGGCTGGATATTTGCGCCAGTACTTCCCATTGATGCTGGCGGTGTTATGGTCGGTGCGGATGTATATCCATTACCATAAGTTGAAGGCGTATACCCAACTTTAAGTTTCATGTATGCTGATATTATAGTTCCGCCATAGGCGTATAAGTATCCAAGCCCTACCTCTTGCGGATTACCACCAGAGATAACAGCACTATAAACCCCATCAGGGCAAGTGCATGTTCCACCGGCTACTAAATTAAGTTCAACAAGGGCCTGTATTGGTGAGTGCCAGCCTACTGTAGATGACTTTGCTTCAATTTCTATATGAGCTTCAGAGGGTGCAAGGTGTCCTGAGTCCCACCTGAAGTAAAGCCCGCCAGGAAACAGTACATCGATATTGAATTCGTCTACCCCTGTGGACGTTGTTCTCTGGCTCCAATCGCCAGCTGGTACTGGATTTCCTGAGCTATCAGTCCACCAGTCATTAATGCCAAGCGTGGACTGGGAGGAATCCCTGTCAGGAGTAAGCCTTAATGCCAGAGCTGTCTCACTTACGGTTTCAGCAAATAAACCCTGAGATACTATCCCCCACTTCAACTCATAATCGCTGAAGTTTGTTATGGGATCATCGCCAAGTCTAAAGTCTGATAGTGCTACATCACCTATGCTTGCTGCGAAAATGCAGTTTAAATATTGGTCGTTTCCATCTGTCTCAGTATATGACTTAGAAGCAAATGGTGGATAGATTCTGTGAGTACCTATAACAGAAGGCACAGCTCCATACTGTAATTGTCTATTGTTGGCTCCGGTTATTGCATAAGCGTAGCTTTCGTCGGTCTTATCTTGGAACGGTTCTGATGGAGGAGGCACAAGGGCGTTGACTGCAAGCATTCCTACAGCAGTCGCGACTGCTCTACCTATTGCAAGTGTAACTCCAGTTATAGCTTTCCCGCCTAAGAGATGCGCGAAGAAAGTTCCCCCGGCCCCACCTGACCACACTGTAGCCATGATTCCAAGCACTGCGCCAAGAACTTTTTTGTTGCCACCTTTAGGTATTACTTCCAGGGTTAATATTGCACCAGCCTTTATGGTCGATGTTTCCCATACTTCCCTGGGAATCTTATTACCCATAACATGTATTGTCAGGTAGTCGTGTAATTCTTTATCAACATTATCATTTACGATATCAATAAGCTTTGTCCCAGCAGTAGCATGAGTAAAGAACCTGTCGCTTCTCACCGGCGATGGTATTACTGCTACCTTGATGGTATCAATATCTCTATGCCTGTGAGCTGAAACTATTCGTCTCTTCCATTTGGAATCTGTTAGCTTCTCCCGAACTACCCCATTGACCTCATCGCAATGGATGAATGAAGTCTCACTATCGACAACACCGATGTGAGCTGCAACTCTTAGTTGCCTGAGCACCAGTACATCGCCTATCTTGATGTCCTTGATGTCTATCTCTGTCCACATAACATCCTGCTTTTGGATTGAAATAAGATCTTGTATTGACTCTGGATAGCGGTCTAGGTTTTGTAGCTCGATGGCAAAATTTTCCTGGAGGAAAAGTCTAACCAAGCCATAGCAATCCAAGCCATCTTCTGTTCTTCCACCATTGACATATTTAATTCCAACATACTTATTCATTTTAACCAAACAATCCTGGATAATGAGCTGGCGTAAATGACCACTGTGGTATCTGCTCTTCGCCAACATTATTAAATGTGAGAAACCCTTCAATATTATTGACGTTATAAGTGCATCCAGTAAGAATGAATTCAGCTGGACCATATATTCCGTCATCAGGTTCAGAAGCTATGACAAGTGTTACCTCGACATCTATTGGAGAAGTATTGCTTCTCATTATATTTATCACGGTTCTATCTACATTAGATATTCTTAGCTTACACCTTGGGGATGGTGCGTCTGTATCCTCTTTAGGCAGACTTACATCTATATCAGCAGGCTTGTACACATCACCGCCAGATACTATGGACTCAAGATTGTTAACAAAAAACAAGTCACCACCCCAGTTATCATTATGCAACTTAATCAGAAACAGGAAAACCTCGCCTGTCTCGAGTGCAAGGATAGACTGCATAGCTTTTATGGTCATACTTCGTGGCATAATATCATTGTCCTCTTTTCTGTTTAGGGGTTATTATACCATAGCTATTGGTGCAGGCAAAGATGTCGCCTGCAGACTATGGCAGTACCTCAAGCGTAAAGCCTACAGGGTACTTCATCCCCATGGGCTCACCCTCTTTCGGGACATCTGTAATTCTGCAAGTAGCTGGAGATTGTGTTATGGGATCTACCCAGGTAAAACTTAATGCCCCATCTAAAATCGTATCAGTCATGAAGCTCCAGAATACTTCCAACTCTTCAATCGTGAACGAGAACTGCATATTATACTTTTTAGGAACAGCTGTGTATCTTCTTCTGGATTTAGAGAACCCAGTGTCCATTTCTGACCTTACAACATTATTGAAGCGCTCCCCAGAGAAGCCCCTACGAAGCGGACACTGAGGTAGTCCTAGCGGCCAATTAGCCATGTTAATCTCCTATCTGCTTACGCCCTTGTTCAGAACACCATATCTACTTTTCATTATCGAATCTGCATTGCCTGAATTGAGGGCCTGCAAAAGCATATCCTCTATCACTATATCTAATCTGGAACCGTCCGATGAAGGAGTTGCAGTAACACTATTGTTTCCGTTGTTGTGTATATATACGGTCATGCCACCGCCACCGCCACCGCCTGCTGCTCGCACACCAAGTTTACCGTTAACGCGAGCTAAGGGCAAGACCGCTTCTGGATCTGCGCCTTCTCCAATTTCAGCAAATGTAGCAGCCATTGCAACTCCACCAGAGGCTAGTTTAGGCATGGCTAACGGAGCTGACGGAGCAGTAATTCCAAATGCCCCAGCAAATATGTTTGTGAATAATCTTGTAGCCTTTAGCTTTACCATATCCTTCAGGATACTTACAACCATATCTCCAAAATCTTGCTTTGTGTCGTCTGTCAAGTTGGAAACATAATTGCCAAAGCCATCAGCAAATCTTCCAACATTGCTCATCGACTGTTTGAATGCCGCATCTGCTGTGTTGTAATTCGCAAGTGCCACATCATAAATTGATTCGGTCATGCTTTTTGACATAGCTACAAATCCTTCGATGGCTTCCATATCAAGAAGACTGTCTATATCTATTCCTTTAACTGTACTGTTTAATTTTTTAGCCTGGACTTCCCACTCTTTAAGAGCATCAATGTCCATTATTTTGGAGATAGTATCTTCATCTAAAGCATCGTCAAAACCCTTAGTCAGAATGTCTGTTAGGGCCTCGGTGCCGTCCTGAGCTATATTCTTTCCATCTTCAAAATCAGCACGAAGCTTATTGGTAAGGCCCCAGGAGAAATCATCATGCGCCTCGGATTCTTTGACTTCCTCCTTATACTTACGCATAGCATTCATAAGCACGACTAATGGATTAGTATTACCTTGAATAAAGTCGTTGAGCCGTTTGCCTTCTTCGATAAAGGATATAAATCCACTACCAAATTCCGAGTCTGAAAATTCTTTATATGATTTAATCATGTCGGTTATAGCGGTCGCACCGTCAGTCAGGCCTTCGATCAATGGTGGCAAAGCATCCCTGGCCACACCTTCGAATGCTTTTTTCATCGTATCTATTTCGTCATTAAGTATTCCTGCTTTTTCGGCAAACCCAGTCGATATAGTTGTGCCAAGTTCATCGGCTTTATCTTTTAGCTCCTGGATACCCTCGGAGCCCTTTTTGAGTATTGGGATTAATTGTGCTCCCGATTTCCCAAAGAGTTTTTGAGCTACAGCAGCTTGTTCGGTGGTGCTGTTGAGGGTATTAATATTTGAGGCGATTTCCATAAAGAGATCATCAATATCTTTAAGTTCCCCATTGGAATCTCGAACATCGATGTTAAGTCTTTTAAAGGCAGTCTGAGCTTGTCCTATATTCATGGCTGTATCATCAACATTCTTACCAAGGATACGAAGCCCATTGGCAAGAGTGTTTATATCTGTCTTGGACTGGGAAGCAACATACCCCAGTCGCGAAAGATTTTCTACAGTAACGCCGGTTGTTATGGAAAGCTCTTCCATCTTGTCTGCTTCATTAACAAGCGCAGCCCCAAAATCAATAACTTGTTTTAGTACTACGCCGGTAAAGATCCCAGCGAAAGCTGTCTTAACCAGATTGGCAGATTTGACCATTGACTTGGAGGATTTATTGACACCTTTTTCAATCTTACCCATGTCGCTTTTTAGCTTGGCGATATTCGCCCCGATATCAAGTTGTAGACTTCCTAGTTTTGCGGTCATTGCTTCTGGCCTTTCTTGCTCTTTCATTTGCATTATGCATCATGAATTGATTTCGTATCTTTGCGTTGAGAGCGATACTCTCACTGACATCAGATTCCTCTCTGGGTGTTCCTGCCTGAAGCTTATAAAATGTCAACCATTCAAGTATTTCGTGCGGGCTGCTGATTGTAGCATACAACTCTGGTAGGGTTTTGTTCATCCTGTCTGCAACCACCATTGCTCGAAACTTTAGCGGCTGCTTTAACAGTTTCCCTCTGCTTCCTTACTGCCCTCTTCAGAGCGAAGACCACAGAATTCAGATGCCTTGGTTGCTGCTTCTCGCAGATCCCTATGTTCAATCATAGTAATTTCTGCCATATCTTTAGTAGTAAAAACTCTACGTCCATCTTCTACAATACTGTAGATAAGAATTAATGCTGCCTTTTCGATATCGTTTTTAGCCGAGTCGAAGTCGTCAACAAATTTCGAGAAATCACTACCGGACATCGCCTGGATAGTAACAGCCTCTCCACAGAATGATATTTCCTTCGTACGTTTTTTGTAATTTATTAAAGCTTCTTTGATAGACATAATACACCTTGGTTTCTGCACCACATTAAATAAAGCAGCCCAGGGAGAGAGGTGCAGCTCTCCCCAGGCTTAATAACTATGTACGTGTAATTAACCCTGTAATTTCAACAGCATATGTCATTGTAACAAGACTATCGACAGACAGACCTTCAAGCGGTGCTGCTGTTACAAAGCCTGTAAAATCCCATACTTCGTTACCTGGATCTGACAGCGTTACTTTGAAATGACCGGCTTCCTGGGATGCTCTAAGATCAAGCATTCGTTGATGAGCTGGATCGGCAGGATCGTAGAATACCGTAATGGAGACACTGCCTTCATCTGGTAGTCCCATTTCTTTCTCTTTAGATGTTGAACATAGTGTAGATGCATCAAGCACAGCCGCTTGTCCCCCACCAAGACCACTAAGGTCATTAACACATGCAGCCAGATACGTAACATCGTCCGAATCTCTTACTTCAAAAACAGTACCAGCACTCTTCATTTTATTCTCCTAATCATCCCACACAGATAATTCTATTATCCGTGTTGTTTTCTCAAGCTCTAAATTAATATCATTGTAAACATTAATAATAACACAAGTATCTTTACACAGGTCCATAACATCAAAGCCGATAGCCTTTGCTTCAGCCAATGTGTCGCTCAATATCTCAACCCTAAAATAGCCTTTTCCACCCTGCCTGGTTCCGCACATTGTACTAAATGTCTCGGAGCCAGTTCTGGAATATACAATCCCAGGATATGCCTCTCCTTGATTATACTTTTCAGGATAAACACGGCCAGCACATAAGTCCTTTATGACTGAATACAGTCTTTCTTCAGCATCCAATTATACACCTCTTAACTTTAATTTAGCCAGCTTCGCTCTGGCTGTTTTAGCAAACTGATCCCTTGCCCTCATCCAACTAGCTTCGAATGCTCTGCTCATGAACGGATTTCGAGCTGACCCAGGATGTCTTACAGATCTCGAGTAAGACCCATTGAACTTCAGTCTTCCAGCTATCCTATGAGCCTTAGTCCCAAAGTGAACCAAATGAGCGTACCTGATACCCTTGCCAGCATGGACAGTAAATTTAACGAATGGGCCACGTATCTTTCTTCCCTTTATTTTGACGGTCTGATAAAGATGAAGCCTTTTTATTTTTCCCTTTTTCGTTCGCTTCCCAGTGTCTTTACCCTTACCTCTCGGTGCAGCTTTTTTGACAGCTTTTTGAATGACTGCTGCCATGGATCTTACTGAGGCTCTTACGACACTGTTCTGATACTTGACAGGGAATTGCCGAAGATTTCTCCGCAGCTCTTCCATACCCATTAACCTGGAGACAGTCATATTACTCTCCCCGGCCTGGGCCAAAAACCACACATGCAATTATAGTCCCCTGTTTTCTTCCGAGCTTTAGCAATGGCATCACCTTCATTATGTGATAAGTAATGCCATCAAGTGTCAGTCTCATCTTCGTGTCGATATCATCTCGATATCTTATGGTGATAAATAATGACTCTTCATTGATAACTTCGACACCGGTGACTTTCTCACCGAAAGCATTGTCAGCTACGCTGCATGGCAGAGTTTTATATACTGTCCATTCATTCGTAATCTCTCCAGTAGCTGGATTTTTTACATCCACCTCTTCAAGAATATTTATGCGTCTGTCTAATTTACCAATTAAAAGCATACTATGCGCCTGTACCTTCTCCAACGATAATCAACTTGTAAGTTCCGCCACTTCCTCCAGCAAGGAAATTAAGAAGATCGGCAGTTCCTGCAGTAACAGTCCATCCTGAATTTGGGGCAACAAGCATTGCAGTTCCACCAGGCTGAACATTAAGTCTGTCTGAAGCATCGCCAAAAGGAGCCACAAAGCCATTAGCGGCTGAAGGACCAAATACTATATCTTCAGCATTGTCAACATCCGCCAATACGAAGATAGCCTTTACCTTAGTGAAGGACAATACCTGTCCGACATTATCTTCAATGGTTCCAGAAAGATCTACATCCTCATTAGCAGAAGCGCCAAGTGTGCTCTCGTTACCGAAAGATATTTGAGCTTTAGCATCTCCAGTACCATCAAGGAGTGTCTGAAGAAATGATTCGCTAAACGCACCGTCTGCTGGGTAATCCCCAGGGCCTGGTTTGTCAGTAACTTGTAATTTTACAACGATTTTGGTTTTCATTTTTCTACTTTCTATTTATGCTGCAGATATGTAGCACGTAATCATAACTCGGATCTGACATAAATTTAATTCTAAAGACACCATTCACAGGAAGGCTCAATACGATAAGTTCATCTTTACTTATCTGAAAAGCCCCAGAGCTACCACAGTCTTGCCAATATTCATTACCGTCAGCATCGACTCCACTTGCTTGTATACTCCACCTGGAGGCAGTGTCTAACGTTCCAGTAGGAACATCAGTCTTAAGGCTGAAGGATTGGAATTCTGAGTGGGTAACATTGAACCCCGTTGTATATGTATCCGATGAACCAGCAACTATAGTGTAAGTATTGAGGGGAGATATTGGACTAGCTTCACCAGATATCGACAAGTACTGGGACATCACCCTGGCTTCCGCCTGGGCAAATGATGGTGCCATCGACATGGCTATAAACATTAACATTATAATTATAATTATTTTCATGAATAAAACTCCTCCGGTACTATTAGTGAATCAAGCATATGATCCACAAACCCCATCTTCGAGGTAATCGTTCCGATAATCTCTGACTGTCTGTTCTCAAACATATCAGCCAAACGAACCAGCATCCATTCCTTCGCCTCTGCTGGAATATCATCGGCAGTCAGATACCCAGCAACATAAGTAATCTTTACAGAGTCACCTCTTGGCATTACGCCAGTTGGCCAGGTAGTACCGTAATTAACTTCAATGTAACATTGTTTGTCTCCAAGAAACGTTTCATAGTCTGAAGTAGATACGGTATTCCAGTTGCCATCAGTATCCATATACTCAACACTGGTAACTGAAGCAACCTGCGGTTTCTCAAGAAATATCTTCTTGCAGAATCCATCAAGATAGGCTTCGTATGTTATTGGCATACAAGACCTTTTTGTTATCTGCTTAAACCTGTTTGCCACCACACTAATGAGCATGTTGATGTACGCATCGTCGTCGCTTTCAACAACTCTTAAGAAGTCTTTGACTTCCTGAAGTGTGAGTGGTTTTAAGGTTTCAGCTACCAGCACATTAAGATTCATTATTTATTCTTTCCGTTTTTCTTGGTGGCTTTCTCAGCAGCTTCTTTAGCAGCCTTAGCATTCTTGAGTCTCTGCTCTGGAGTAATTGCTCTTCCGTCTGCAAGCAAACGTCTGGCCATCTTGTCACTATATTCTACTTCTTCGCCGGCTCGTCTACCAACAGTACAAATTAATTTTTTCACAATGTCTTCCTTCTTCCTTTACTTGTTAAATGTTAAACTTTATATTACCACAGTCATACAGCCTGTGCCAGCCATTGACTGCATTTATCTCTTCTTCGGTCAAGTCCATATCACAATTACCAAAAACAGTAGGCAGCTTATGTTTCATTCTTCTCTGCCTGCTAACACAGACACCATTCTTGGTATAACAATAATTTGGGCTAGTCCTGTATTCTTCAGTGAACCCAGACTTCCTATAGCCATTGCCGTTAAAGTGACTCAGATCGCAAAATGAGAACTTTACAGGCATATGAGCAATGAGCCTCTTAAGTCCTGCCCCAACGTTCCAATCTCCTCTGACCACGTACCTAACTAACTCTCCGGTCTTGCTGGAAACATTGGCTGCACATACCAATAGGCCATCATAATAAAGCCCCTTCATTATAGCCCCACCTCGATATCCCTGAAGATGGTTCTCCTCGCAGAATAATCTAAAGTCAGGGGTACACATATCCTTTATTTCGCACTGCCTTGCCCATACCTTGTTTGAGTTTGCATCAACTCTGTTCTTTAGAATATTTTTATATATTGCTTTCTTTGATTTCCATAGATCTTCTCTGATGTGAACCAAATCAATACCTTTAGCCCATGCCATTTTAGACTTATCGAGAACATTAAAACGTTCTTTGCATTTTGAACTATGCCAATACGTTCCATCAAACTCTATAGCCAAGTTGTGTGAAGGTATCCATATATCAACTTCATATCGTTTGTCGGCGAACAGTCCCCTGACCGATGCCTCAACACTCACGCCAATGCTCTTAAGATATTCCATTACTTCCAGTTCCCCAGAAGATCTGAACCTTGTGCATAACGGACAGCCATTACCCCTTACAAAATTGTAGGGAAGAATGGTAAAGTCCCCATGCTCCTTGCAGGTTACAGTTATTCTGTCCTGAGAAGAAGTATATACGGATTTCGAAAGGTCATATGTTCCTTTTCCATGTGTTGCTACTACCTTGGACTCGAACGTTTCCTGAGAGTCGGTACGTCCAGTAGAACGTTTCTCAAGGGCGCATTTAGTGCAAGAGCGTCTAAGGAGGTTGTTGGGAGTAGACTCAAATGGGCCATGCTTCCTACAAATAAAATTAGACTTTACCTGCATTCCACTGTATATGAAGTCATCAAATATAACCATATCACCATGAATCTTGCTGAGTCGCTCTACTACCAATTCCCTTGGTAATATATGTGACCTCTCAAGATAACATGCTTTACATCCAGAGCCTCGTTTGTGTACCGAAGCCGACTGAATAAATGCCCCATGTATAGGGCATATGATTTCGACTTTTGAATCATACTTATCAATAGAAGTAACGTTACTGTAGTCATATATACCATCATTAATTTCGGTGCATATACGTTTCCATTCATCTAAAGTAATAGATTTTCTTGGCATTTCGGCACCTCCTTTTTTGTAGTATATAACACAGTAATGTTGCATTGCAAGATATATTATTACAAGGGGCCAGATTTCTCTGACCCCTGGTTATCTATGCTCTTGTTGCCAGAGCGATTGCGGAACTGATAGTTGGCCCACCATTGGCAGGAGTAATATCAGAAGCCATCTTGTGTTTTCCGTCGAACCTGTAGGTATAACGGAAAGCAGTCTGGTCAGTAAGGAATTCTACGTGGACACTTACAGCAGCCTTGATTCCACCTTTGTCGATTGCAGCATAGTCGCTGAGGTCAGCAAATACGATGTCACCAACAGTTCCAAGAGTAGCACAATACTCGATTGGGAGAATAGGTCTGCCGAGAAGCATACCGAATGGAGCATTAGCCACAACGCCACCAGGAATAAACACAGGCTGGTCGCCAACAGTCATTCCGAAGAGCTGTGGAAGGATGTCCTGAGAGATGAACCATACAGCATTAAGAATGCTTGAAGGTTTCATTCTTGAATACATCTTGAAGATATTCTCAACAACAACAGTTGCAGCAACCTGGGAAGTTTCTTTAGCCACAGTGATAAGTCCACCTGAGTTAAGAAGGCCCTCTGGTTCGCCAGTTCCACTACCATTGATGATAGCATCTTCAACTTTCCAGTTGATTGCCTGTGGAGCTTTCTTGCTGATGAAGGATTCGAGAGCACCTGCATCTTCAAGGATTTCGTCAGTAGCATAAACAAGCGCATGCACTTTATTCAAGCTAAGGTCAAGCTCACCGAATACTGGCTGACTCTTAGTGAGAGCAGCAGCTTCAGCACCCCAGTAACCAAGAACGCCACCAGCGATAACGCCATTAGCATAAGTGGTTTCAGCAACAGTAGGAATCTTCAGACCGTTACCAGCAACAGAGATAAGGTCTACTCTACTAAGGACATGAGAATTAATTTCTCTTGCAGACTCATAGATTTCTTTAGCCTGGTCCTGCTGTACTAGGTATCCACCGGCTGAGTTAACAGCTTCGTTAGCACCCTGAGCAGCACGAATCTCTTTGAGGCGTGGGTCAACTTCATGAGTCTTAGCAGCTCTCATAACTGCTCTCAGGAAATCTGCCTTTGTTTCAAATGGATTAGCTCGGTCTTCCTGTGTTACAGAGATATTCGCGTTGCTTGAGTCGGCAGGTTTAGATGCTGGCTTGTTAAGGCGAGCTTCAGTTTCCCTGGCAACAGTTGCCATAGTAGCAAGTTTTGCAGAACGTGCTTCCTTATTGTCAATAAGCTCTTTTACTTTGTCTGCTTCTTCAACAGCACCGTTGAATCGAACTTCCTCTTCGGCAGTCAGTTCTTCTTTTTCACCAAGTTCTTTAGCACTACGAAGTGCAATTTCAAGTCTTTCTTTGAGAGTCATTATGACTTCCTTTCATTAATGGCTTTTCGCCTCTGTGCCTCAACCTAGAGGCGAATAATTTTTAACATTCTATTAGCCCTCTTAGCCCTCTGGACTGCAAGGTGTTTTTCTTTTTCTTTCTCATACTTGTCTGTTGCTTCCCTTAAAGAAACGTCTGTATCAATATATGCCGGGTAAGTTACTACTGAAACATCTACGAGCTTGAGGTCTTTGATAATACGAAGATCAAGTTTACCTTCCCTATCGAATATCCATTCCTCATCAATGGCGATAAAGCCAAAGCTCATCTGGTCAACGTCCTGTCTTCGCATTGACTCTTTCAGGTCATTTGCAAAAGTGGTAGCAGGAGGCTTGATTGTAACAAGTAACCCTCTTGCGTCTATAGATATCGAAAGAGTACCAGACTTGGTTCTACCAAGTACCAGACTAATATCATGGTTATAAAGCGCCCTTACATCGTGAGCTTCCTTTATGGCCCTATCAAATGCTCCCTCTGCTATCATCTCTGAGAACACCCCGCCGATGTCAGTCTCTACATTAAAGACAGCAGCATGTCCGACCATAAGGCCCTGTGAAGGTATTAGCTCGTTTGCAGTAGGAGCGTCTACCTCGATAGTCTCAGAATCTTTCCCTGCAATTATAGGGATTATTTGAAAGTTCCTATACTCCTGTTTCATTGCTTCCTTCTCTCTTCAAGCCTATACCCATATTAAGTGGAACAAGGAGTTGATCTCCGCCCTCCATAGGAGGAAGATTCTCTGTAGCCCTGACTTCATTTGGGGTATTAACTGTATTCATTATAGCTGTTTTGTTAGCTTCCATTCGTTCTTTCCTGGAGGCCCTCATAAGCTCGTCAACAAAGAACTGTACCTCAACTTTACCAAAGTCGCTTCGTGGTATAATACTCCTTTGAAAAGCCTGTTCGAATCTTTTTATATGAGGCAGCATTGTGAAACGAATAAATGATGTAGCCTTCATCTGAACGCTATCATATTTTCCTTCGGCCTCTTTCCCCACCATAGATTGAGGAACTCTAAAGATACCACAGATGTCTTCCTTGGATAACTTGCGACCCTCGATATAAGCTATATCTTCAGCAGCCACATTCATGCTCTGGAATTTCATACCGTCTTCAAGCAATATAGTCTTACCAGCATTTGTGGCTCCAGCATAAGCTTTCTTCCATGATGCAATAAAGTTCTTTCTATCGCCCTTGTCAGCCCATGCTCTATCCCTGGTGATTATGCCAGATGGCTTTACACCATTCTTGAGAGCTTTTGTCCCGAACTCCATTTCAGCAGCAGCCATCTCAAACGTTTGCTTCGAAAGGGAAACTGGTGACATGTTCATAAACCCGTGGACGACCATAATATCTTCGTCCTCAAACGGAATCACCTCATGAGTCTTCCCGTCTGCTTGAAGATTACTTGTAGTATATAAATAAGCAGGCTTACCTTCTTCGTTAATACCTTCATCCATTCTATCTGGATCAAGATTAACCATTTGAATTACATCGCCGTTATGATTACGAATAAGCTGTGAATAATTTTTACCCTTAATGAGCATGAATATTGCGGCTTCTTCAAGCCACTCTTGCGGAGTCTGTCGCGGGTTAGGCGCAAGACCTAAGAGGTAATTGAAATCACTGTCTTCATCCTTAATGAAAGTAAGCCCATTCTTCTTCATTAGGTGCATAGGGAATACTGATAGTGTTTCGGAAATTACTTTGATACAAGAATGAACTACGGCAATCTTCAGTGCACCACCAGTCATGCCTGGAACACCACCAGACGATGCATCGATAGCCTTGTCTGCTTCTCGCGCAAAAGCATCGTAATCGCCAATGGGAGAGGTTATCTTAAAATAATCTGTAATACTTTTAAAGAAGCCCAATTTGACAGTCCTTTCTTGTTGGTGTTAGATCATAACATGACAACTGGACTATCTCAAGATATTGCCTGCACAATGCTTTCTTATTTGTCCTTCATTGTAAATTTAATATTTCCACAGTCAAAAATTCTGTACCACCCATTGGCGTTACATATCTGCACTTCGGTTTGGCTCTTTGCAAACGTCTGCCCAAAAGCTTTCTCCAGCTTATGCCTCATGTGAGTTTGTCTTGATACCGTAACTTCACCTTTCTCATATCTGTAATTAGGCCTACAGCGAGCCTCTTCTTCGAACCCTGCAATAACATACCCTCTTCCGTTGAAGTGGCTCAGGTCGCAGAATGAGAATCTTATATCGACTCCTTTGATAAGCCTCTTGAGCCCAGCACCTACGCTCCAGTCTTTCTTCACTACGTATCTTACTAGTTCTCCAACCTTATTGGAATTCATGGCAGCGACAAGCTCGCCCTTGAAGAACAAACCCCTCATGGTTTTTCCTCCGCGATATCCCTGAAGATGATTCTCTTCACAGAAGGCCTTAAACTCAGACCTGCCAAGACTCCTGAGCTTGCACTTCCTTGCCCACGTCTTGTTTGAATTGAGGCCCAGCCTATTGCGGATAACAGACTTATAGATATCCTTCTTGTCGTTCCATAGGTCTTCTCTAACGTGAATCAGATCAATGCCTTCAGCCCATGCTTCTTCTGACTTATGCAGGATGTTGTAGATGTCCTTGGCATGGCGTTCAGAATGCCAGTGAATCCCATTGAACTCTATTGCAAGATTATGGGAGGGGACGAATATATCAAGCTCTTTCCCTGACGGAAGAACGTCTCTACGGCTGTTGTCGTTTGCTACTCCCAGGGACCATATATAATCCGAGATTTCAAGCTCTGGTTTAGAAGG